TGTCCAGTTCCACTAAACTTAATACCTCTATTGTTAGTATCAGGGCTCAACCAATTGAATCCATAGATGTTATAGCTATTAGCATTTAATGCATTTGCTAATGTTGAGAATGATGCTGCAATAGTGATTGCACCAGACCCATTAGTAATAGTGATATTAGAACCAGCTGTTAGGTTAGCAAGTACTGGGGCAAGACCAGTTCTTCCAATTGGAATTTGACCATTAGTTGCAGCTCCTAGTGAAGTTAGTGCTGAGGTTCCATTTGCAAGAACAAGTGTATCAGCAGTAAGAGTAGTTGCTCCTGTACCACCTTTTGAAACAGGAAGAGTACCAGTTACAACTCCTGAAGCTAAAGCTACACTGCTAAGAAATGCTGAGCTAGCGTTGTTACAGTTAGCCAGGTTAATGTTAGCAGGGTTTAGTTGAAGAGTAATATTGTTACTAGCAGTGGCAACAGTAATTAAGTTGTTTACAGATGTAATACCTTTAAAGTTAATTACATTCTTACTTGTAATTCCTACGTATACAGATTCACCAGATCCCAAAGTTGATAGGGTTGGGAATAGATCCTGTAGAGTAAACTTATAGTTATTGTTAGTAGCAGCTACAAGTAAATAATGAGATGCTGTAACACTATTCTTAGCTAAAGTTGGAAGGCTGGTTATTGTTGCCATTTTATAAGGTTATATTAGATCCGTTTTCAAGAGTTATATTTTCTCCTGTACTTGTTGTTATTGCCTCGTTAGTTCTTTCAGGAACTGCATCTACTAAAGGAGATGAAGTGCTAGGCTTAATGCTAGGAGTTATACAGTTACGACATTCTTTACTAATGTAGTTTACAAATGTCTCTAGGTAAGTCTCAGGTGTAGGAGAATAAGATATGCAGTAGTTAATACAGGTATTTCCATTACCTATTGCTTCTTGAGGAATAGGATCGGTAAGTAAAAGAGTACTTAAGTCAGTTGCTGGATCATAGATAACATCCATGATTTCAGTACTAAATCCTTCTAAATTTTCTAGACATCCCTCTCTATCACAACAGTAGTAGTAAGGGATAGTATCTGTAATACTTCTACATGTAGCAGTGAGTGGATTATTGCAGTAATTTAACTCTCCTCCTAATAAGCAAGAGTAAGTTACTGGTTCTGTATAAACTGTTTGTCCTACTGAATCTTTTAGTGAGAAAATCTTATAGGTCCAAAGCTCAGCTCTTTTAGCAGCTAAATTTCCAGGATTAACTACATTACCTACTGGATATGCAGTAGATCCTGATGTAGATAGCAATATATTCTGCATTGCTGAGCTACTAAAAAAAGCTGGAAGATTAGTGTTACAAAAGTTCCTTTTAAACTCTGCTACAGTTATATTGTATATATCAAGAGATACAGCTGCAGCACTTCCAACACCGTAATTATATGCTCTTATTCTAAAGGTATAGTCTCCAGATTGTAATGTTACTGGTACAACAGTATACCAGTAATACGTATCTCTGTGAAGAGGATTATTTGTGCTAAATCTTACAAATTCTACAAAATTTGTCCCATTCCCAAAACCAGGACCTTTTACTTCTATCTTAACAGCTCCATCTGCTGACATACCAAATAGATATGTTTTAGTTGCCTGAGAATTAGGGATGACTAAACATTTATAAATTTCTATATAGTCTCCAGCTGAATCACATCCTGTAATAGCATTAAGTGCACAATCAGCTGTTGTATTATCTAACCAAATACCACTATAGTTGAGCATTCCATAAGAAGAATTTGTGGTAGTCCAATTATTTCTTGTAGAAAATAATGGGTTATTAGCTTGTACAGCTTCAATCTGCCCTACTTGTTTAGAGTAGTTTCTATAGAATATGAGGTCACTTAAAAGTATAGTTCCTGTATCTCCTAGTATATTAGCAGTAGAATTTCTTCTAAGATTATAATTCCCATCGGCACTACCAGTTAATGATATTGGAAGATCATTTAAGTTAGGAGTTACATCTTGCATAAGATTTAATCCTCTTACATTGTATTCAAAATTGCTATCTCCTGCTGTAATAGTAGCAGTAGTAGGAGATGCAGGAGTAGTACTTGCAGGTCCATTAGTAGACTGAACACAAATCTCTTGGCTATTTACTACTGATAGATCATATCCAGTAGGGCATGCATCACACACAGCGTCTGGGGTAATGTAGTCTACTTCTGGAAATGTACCACCACAAGTTATATTGAAGTTAGCTCCTGCATACCCTATAAAGTTACCAGGAAGAGTAATTCTATCTCCTGATATGTAGTTTAAGTCTGAGCAAGAATCCCCTTTATATAATGTAGTAGGGAAGTCTCTTCTGTTGTATAAGCAAGGTAGAGCTGTCTCACAATCTTTCTTTTTCAGCAGTTCTATAATCAATCCTAGTTTTACTAGTTCTAGATTAGAACATGCTACTCCTCCTCTAAGTTTATTTAAGTAATCAGTACCTTTAGATATAAGGCACTTATCAAGATCGTTAATTCTTACAGCTGTGTATTCTTTGCTATTAACATCTATAGGGACGTTAACTGGAGGATCACAGATGTTAAGATTCTCTGATGGGGTTGGCAGGACAGCCTGCTCAATAATATCTATATTAAATCCAGGAACTACTGTATATATTGTAGAACCTATTGTAAATGTCGTATTTATTGTCCAAGTTAATGGCTGAGTAAATATGCAAGCATCTTGGTATCCCCATGGTGCTGTAGCATATTCTATATAAACTGCAGATGTTGGATCTAGTCTTCTTCCAATTACCCACTGGCTATCGTCTGCTCTTCTGTATATTATAAAGCTAGCTGTCTCTCCATCTAATATAATATTAAACTGATAGAAGATATCTCCTGCTGCACTTTCATTTACAAATGGGGAAATCTCTATTAATCCAGTAGAGGATACTGTGCTAGCAGTTATAACTTTTACAGTATCAGTTTCTACAACTGATGATCCAATTGGGATTGTAAAGTATATCAAGACCCCAAAACAGGGATCATTAATATCTTGAGAGCATGTTAAGCAGACTTTTGGCATATCAGTTAATTAGCATCCACATCCACATGTGGTGTCACAGAATGATTTAGCTTTAGTGTATTTGTCAATTGCATCAGTAACACTGCCCTGAGTTGCAGCAGATTCTGCTGATTTAACTAGAAGATGAATCTTCTCAGCAGTTCTAATATCATCATCACACTTAGAACAGTTGCAAGTACAAGATATTCCTGACTCTACAAGTTTAGCTACACAACAGTATAGTTCACAACTTGATACAGAAGCCCCAGAAATAACTGCAGCTGTACTATCTCTAACAGTGATAGCAATTACCCCATTAATTGCCGAGTTACCTGACTCCAAGACACTTACATACTCCTCCCAGATTATTACATCGTTTGTTGGTACTAATGCTGTTGTAGTAGTATAAGTTTTGTTACTTATTTTATTCTCATAAGTAATAGATGCCGTGTTAGGGCAATCTGAGATTACTACTGTGATTTTCTTACAATTAGGGGAAAAGGTTATAGAGTCAATTATCATTGCAGTAGTTTTTGTAAAGATAAGAAAAAGTAGGGGATTGCTCCCCTACTTTTCAATTTAATTAGATTAGAACAATCTTTCTGTTGCAGTTACTCCCCAGTTAGCAGCTGATGCGCCAAGGAATACTGTGTCAGCTACAGTTGAAGCAGCAGCAGTATCTACAATGTAGATTTTAATAGTGTTCAATTCACCTGCTCTTGCGATACCAGTATCTGATGGGTGACCGTGAACATACTGAATTTCTACAACATCGTACTCAGACCCACTTTGAGCAAAGGTTGGGAAGTTGTAAGGGAAGTACATACGGTTAAAATTACCATACTTAGATCTGGTAGCTTTTTCATCAGAAAGTACTTGCCAGTAGTTACCAGCACCAGCATCAAAGCCAGTCATAGTTGGAGCAGTCAAAGCTGTTCCAGTGTTAGCTCCACTACTATAAGCAATAGTAACATCAAATACAACTCCTGCATGACGTGCAGCAATTACCATATCAGTACCATTATCAGTAGTGCTGAACAAGTCGTTAAGAGTATTATTAGCTTGAAGCTTTTCTATGATTTTATCATACAATGTTGCTTCAGTAGCTGCATGCTCTGTACCAGTAACTTCAATATTGAAGATCATACGACCTGCAGAGAAATTACCTACCAATGGAAATTGGATACCACTATTAGACAAATCTACAGAAGTTCCATCCTGGTAGTAGTTAGAGTATGCAGTAGGTGCGGTGCGAAGTGCAATACGAACCATAACATTTTCTCCACTGTTAGGATTACCAACATTGATAGCTGCAGAATGTCTTACAGATGTAACTTTTGGAGTATGCTTAATTCTCTTAATATCTTTTACATCGATGATAGGAGAAGCGATAGGCAAACTACCAGAAGGCATTGTTTGAACAATCTGGATAGGTCCTGCCAAACTTACAATATCTGCAGGGGCTGCAATATCGATAAATGCAGGAGTAGCTGCTCCAAGATTCCACACACCAATTTTAGATGATGATGCAACAGCAGATGTATTAAAAGCTTCAGCGTCATCCAAAAGAGTAGCACTATTTGCTACAAATACTTGACTTAAATTTTGAGGTGCCATTTTTTATTAATTTAGGCGTTAAACACATTATTTGAATTATTACTCACTCTCTAGATTTTCTAAAGTTTGAGTTTGATACCTGGGGTCTTGTATACCCTCAAGTATGCTCTTTATTGCCATTTCTACAATTTCTGGGTGAACGTGTTCTGCAAGTTCACATCCTATCCCATCTTTTATAGACATATTTTTTGGGGTTCTGATGTACTTAAGTACAACTTCAGGAACCATAAATGTATTATCTGTGTGGATATCTATGAAGTTCTCTTCTATTGTATAAACAGGAGAACGGTAATCAGTGATGTTAAACGGATCTAACATCATGTTTATCACGTCATCTTGTTGTGCAAATTTACAAAGAGATATCCTTTTATCTCCACCAGTTACAAACTTTCTATTAAGTGTCTCAGTAATTAGAAACTTATCTTTGTTTATATCAACTGTGACTTTTGTACCGTTAACTACCCATGTTATTGTAACAGCTGCGTTATCGGCTAAGTCGTTGTAAAAATCTTCACCTACTTCAACAAGCAAGTTATTTGACTGTTCAGTTGGTGTAGTATGTGTTGTACCTGTTGATGTGTTTTGAGTATCTTGGCTAACTACTGGTGTTGCTCCATTCCAACTACTAGAGTTTATTAGAACATCATGTAAAGCTGGAAGTTTTAAACTATTGTAGTTATTAAATCCTTCTATCTGCACCCCTGTATTTGTGTTAAATACAATCGTACTTAAAACGTAATCATTAAGATTAGTTGTGTACGAGGGGTACATTGGAATAGAAACTAGATACTTAGTAATTGCTCTTTTAGTATACGTTATAGATTTATTGCTAGTAATTACTGTATCACACGAGTAATTAACTATTCCTCTTATTCCCACTAGAAACATGTAATCCAGTGGGAGTGTAGCTCTATCTACATATATATTAGATCTATTGGCGGTATATACATACTTGCCTAACATATCACTAAGTATACCGTGATTGTATGTATCCGTTTGAGCATCTACAACGAGTGCCCTGAGGTCATCGATTCTTTTCTGAGATTGCTCAAAGCCTTTCCCTAATCTATTAGACGAAGGATTGTACTTCTGCTTTATAAATCTAGTCATTGCTAGATTTAACTCATGATCGACTTCCTCAGGTAATAAGACATCAACCTGGTAAGATGCAATTTTTTGCACCCCCAGGTTGACAGCTATATGCATCTCGTTAATAGTCACTATGATACTTCTTTTAGTTTTGCTCTCAATATATTTACTATACCTGAGTTCTTCTTGTTCTTGAAGTAGGTGATTGTATCTTTCATATCCTCTCCAATTGTCTCATCTTCATAGATAACCTGATTTCCGATTTTTCTAAGAATTGATTTTGCAATCATATCCTCAATTTCAAATCTAATTTCAAGGTTAGTATCAAGTGAATACTTCAAGAATCTCTCAGGATTCTTTTCCTTATAATCATAAAGAGTATTTTCGATTTCCATCTTAGACATTCTTTCTGGGTCTCCCCCTGTAAGAACTCTATGAAGCATCTTCATTTTACTCTCTTCCATTGACACTTTGATAAACTCTTTATCAGCTTCCTTTTTAACCTGTACCTTTTCACTACGTTTAAGAAGGTCTTTCTGAGGGTCGTAGATGTAAAATCTTTTACTTCCATCAGACTTCATTTCTTCTTCAGTAGCAGCTACATGTCTATGTTTCATACACCATTTCCAGTATATGTAATCCATAGCGTTAACTGGTTCTCCATTTGCGTCGATAGAAATATCTAATTCTACTCCTTCAAATGGAACTCTGAGAGTTAAACTTGCCCAAAAGTCTTTTGCTTTCGGTCCAAATTCAGGGTGTCCTGCCGCAACGTCAATTACTCTTTTCAAGAGTTTTTGCTCTTCTTCTCCATCAACTCCTTTGAGTGGGAGACGGTCAACAAAAATTGACCCTAGTTTCACTTTGGCTCCTGCTCTAATCTCTTTTGGGAGATGGTTAAGAACCTCTTTTCTTCTAACAATTACTTTTCTTTCCATAATAAGTTCTTTTTATTAATTAGTACTGAAGGATAAAGAATAACCTTCAATTTTATAGTTTTAAAAGGGGGGATTGGGTACCCCCCTTTTTATTGCAAACCAAACACAAATTACGATGCAATACACTGAAGATCAATGCTAGTGTCAAAACGACGAAGCAAAACACCAGCAGTCTTCAACATATGAACAGATGCACCGTCAATGTCACTAGCACGAGTGTCGTTGCCTGTAAATCCTTTTGGAACTACAGAACCAGCTACACACCAGCGCATCATTTCACGACCTTTCTTATTTACCATTTGGAGGTTGTTTTCACCATCATAAGTAGATTGGTCAACAAACACCATACGGTATGATTCCAATGGAAGACCAGATACTGGGTGCTTCTTAGAAGCTTGAGCCACAGGACCGTGATCAAACAAAGGAGATTTAACTACATTAACTCTGTGACCATCTACGTGATCGTAGCTAGTGAAGTAACCAGTAATACCGAGGTTACGACCGCTACCAGTGATGAACGTAGGTTGAGTGGTCTGCAGATATTGGTTGCCACTGTAGTAAGACTTAAGTGCACGGTCAAATTCACGAGCACCACCGATACCAGTGTACAAAGTCACCTGCTTATCAGTTGCATCAGTCATACCATAGAACAAGTCACCAATTACTTCTTCAATCTTAGCTTGAGTAAGAGTTGAGTAAGAATCTTTATTGATGATCTGCTCAAGCAAACCAGGACCAGAGATTACAGGTTGGCCATTCTCATCGAGCATAGTGCTAACACCATTAGCATCGTGAGTCTTCTGACCATACCAGTAGTACATTTCACATTCTTCCTTGAACTTAATCATGTGACGGTACTCTTCGTAATCCATCCACAATTTAGTCTTAGAACCTTCTTTCAAAGGCAATTCGAACTGAGCTACATAGTCTTTAGCATTTCCAGAGAAGTGGTAAGATTTACGAATAGTACCAATCTTAGAACGAACAAGACCAGGAGCAGTCCAGTTAGATGCATTACCACGTGAGAAGTCAATACCCACGTTAGCATACAACATACCCCAGAGTGCACCATCAGCTCTATCACCTGCTACAATAGCACCTTGATCAGGAGATACAACTTTCAAAGTGTATTTCCAACCAGAACCATCAGCTACAGGTTCAGACATGATACGAGCCAATACACCAGATTGAGATACCAAAGTGTAAGGGAAAATGAACCACTTGTCAGGAAAGGTCAAAGTGAAGGGGGCTCCACCTGCACCATCACCAACATTAGCGATTACAGGACGTACATTAATTTCGTGTGTTTTCACACGGTATTCATACTCATAACGATCGATAGAACGAGTATTGCCAACACCTTCAGTCAAGAAGGAGAGTGGAAACTTCTTTTCTTCACGACCAGCCAAGTGAGTAATAATCGGAGAAAGCTCCGCGGGACGTTCCATAAGTGCATTAACCAATGAGTTAGTATCGGTCATTTGTGCATCATTATAGTACGTTTTAAGGACTTGCATTAGTGCCATGATTCTATAATTTTAAAATTTAAATGTTAATTGCGTTTTATTCAAACAGCCTCTTTACATCCAGTTGGTCTGGATCGAATTTCTTTACTTTCTTATCTACCATACCTTGGTTTCTAAGTTTCTCTTGACCTGTTTGAATTCTATCTCTAAGGTTTCTAGCACTTTCAGTCTTAGCCTTAGTAGTTATGATTTCAGACAAGTTGAATCCCTTATATAACAGGTAGTCAATTGCCAATTTAGTTTCTAGTGGGGCACTATTATAGTCCATATCTCTCTTAGTATTTCCCTGTTTATTTACAGGAGCAGAGATATAATCGAAGAATTTGCCTTTCTCTTTCTCTGGAATTTTAATCCCAGCAAATTCTCTTCCTTCATCTATAGTATTAGCAACACCCTCCCAGAATTCTTGTTGCTTTTGCTGAATCTCTTTCTGTTTTTCTTTCTGCATCTCAACCATCTGCTCTCTTTCCTTAGTTTGGATAGTAGCCAATTGTTTTTGAGCTATAGCAGCTTTATCATAGAGTTTACCAGTGTCTTCGTAATCCTCAAGCATGTCTTTGATGAATTCCTCATCATGCCCTTTAGATTTGAAGTAGTCAGTAATCAGCATCTTCTGCATTCTTGAATCCCCTTTATCAACTTCCATTTGGCTGTAGTCCATTCCTGGATTGTAAGCCTGGAAGAATTGTTCAGAGTCTCCACCTGCTAGAACATAGTCCAGATGCTTTTGAATTAAAGGAAATTGACTAAACAATTCCTGAATTTGATCTTCAGCAATGTTTTGAGCAATATCCTTAGTAAACTCTACTAATCCTTCTTCAGTATCAGCATAATTATTTTCAAGGTCATAGCCTAGTGCCTTTGCAATAGACCGTGCAATTGAAGAGTCTGAGTCTTCGTCAGAGTCACCTTCATTTACATCATCGTCGTCTTGTTCTTCTTTTGAATTTTTTCTAGACGGTCTAGGAGATTCTTCCTCTCCTTCCTCGTCATCGTCTTCATCAGAATCTTCTTCCGAGTTGACATCTTCTTCATCCAGGTCTTCATTTTTAGGAGACCTTTTCTTAGAATCGTTATCAAGTTCGTTAGAAGCACTTTCACTTTCATTTTCTTTTGTTTCTAGACCATCCCCGATAAAATCGTCGAATGTAATGTCTGAGATACTTAATTTTTCTTCGTTCTGTTTGGTTGCCATATATACAAAGGTATTGGTTTACTTATAGTTAAAAAGTATAAATTTATCTTTTATACTTAGCTTTATTGTATAGCACTCTGTTCTTTAATCCTCCTTTTAAATACGTTTTTGCAGGGGACTCAATGACCGTTCCTTCATTAGGTCCTGTAGGAAGATTAGATATTCCAGGGGGTACAGCTTTGTAAGATTCTACTAGATGTCCTTGATTATTGTACTTGTTAATGTCAATAGGAATTTTCATCCCTACTGTATTAAAACTTTGGTTAGGCTGGACATTTGGGAAAGCCATAGATTGATTTACTTGCCCTTGTTCGTGATACGGGCGTAATCCTTGCTCTTGTTCCTGAGGGGTTTGGGCAACTACTGGCTCTTGTTGTTGCTGTTGCTCAGCTATGTATTGGTCTAAAATAGTTGGGTTTTGAAACACATCCATTATAGACCCTGGGAAACCAGAAGCCTTTACTCTCTCAAGTAATATCCTTCTAGTTTGATTATCCATTAACTAAGAAATTTAAGTTTATA